CCCGCGAATGCCAGCGCATTGGCCAGTGACGGGTTTGACAGCATGTTGCCCGCGCCGTCTTGCGCATCAAGATAGTCCTGCCCGCCCATCATCATGGGTGCCGCCGATGCCAGAGCGTTCACCCGCTGATCGACACCGCTCGGCCCCATGTAATAGCGCATGCCCTCAGCCAGCGCATTGCCTTGCCGGTCCAGCCATTGCCGCCGGTCTTGGCCTGATGATCCGAACAGGTCCATATCAAGCCGCCCCCGCGATGATTGCCGTCACAGCCGCACGGGCCTCAGCGTCATTCGTTGCGCCGCCGACAGGTGCAACCACAGCCGCAATCGCCGCAAGCCGCGCCTCGCACGCCGTCAGCCGCTTATCAATCGCATTGAACAGCCGCATCCCTTCAAGCGTCAGATCGCCGTTTTCCGAGACGTACTTGAACCCCTGCTGCGCTTTCATCCCAGACGCACCCTGCAATCCCCGTAGAACGGCACCGCCGCCCCGGTCATGGATACACGCGCCACAACGTCCTTATGACGCCCCAAGGCCCGGAAAACCACCTGTGCGTCAAAGTCACCAACGCGAGGCAATGCCCGCATGATCGGTCGCCCGAATGTCACCCCGTTGCCAATCTCAAGCTGCATGATCGCAGTTTCAAACCCGGCTTCGGTCTGCACTTCCAGTTCGGCCAGCGTGAACCATGACGCCCGGTCGCCCAAGACATAACTGGTCGCCTCCCGGTAATGCGGCTCACCTGCATCAAACTCCGATTGCTCCAGCCGGTACACCCGCCCATCGTCTCCGCCGACCAACCAATCATCCCCGAGTTTCGCCGTTGCCCGGCACCGCCACGCCTCGCGGCGCTCGCTGCGTTCCCACCATTGATTTGTCGCCAGATCGTAAACCCACGCGGGCCGGTCCCTGAAAGTGACAGCCGCGAACTTGTGCCCGCCTTCTTCCCACGCCACGCAGCTTTCAGGTTGCCCATTCTCAATCGCCGCAGTCACCGCCGCGTTTGATATGGCCTGCGCCTGATTACCCGCCGAAAGATACACCACGTTGTCATTGCCAACCGCGAAGATCGAGCCCTCGACAACGCACACCAGCCCGAACGATTTCAGCCCCCGGTCGATCACCGATCCAGACGAGGCAAAGGCGCTCGATCCCGCGCCGGACGGAAACCAGATTTCGGTTGTCTTGGACCCCATGAGATACAGCGCGTTGCCCACGACCAAGCCCCGGATCGTCTCATCTTCGCGCGCCTCAGCCGTGGCAAAGTTAAACCCGCCAAATACCGAAGGATCAGCAATATCCGACCACGCGAATTTGCCGGTGCCGACTTCCCCGATGATCGTGCGGCCCGCCAAGTATTCAACCCACGCGACGGTCGCCACAGGCCCGGTGCTTGGCGTTGATAGCGTCGATGTGTTCACGTTCCACACAAGATATTGACCGGTAATGCACGCCGTTACAGCGTTCAAATTGCGCGAGATCGCCGCAGTTCCGGTAATGCCAGCCACCGACAGCAGCACATAGCCAAGCGCCGTCACCCGGTAAAAGCTGCCCGGCATGATGACATAAACCGCGCCATCAACCTCCGTCATGGCTTGGATGAGAACGCCATCCAGCACAGCAAATTCAGTCATGCCATAGCAGGGCTTCAACAGGTACGACGTTCGCCCGCCTTGGCCCGTAGGCTCTGGGTAAAGGTTCAGCAGCCGCGACGGGTTGGCCCCAATGCTGTCGCTGTTCTGGTTAGACTGGCCGACGAATGAAACCTTTGGCATCACCGAATACCGAACCTCGGATAAACAGCACCCCGCACCAGCGCAGTCGGCAATTCAGAAACAACGGGCTTCACCAGCGCAGTGCGCATCCCGGACTTCCATTGCTCTTCATTGAAGCCTTGGAACGAATACTCAGGTGCCAGACGGTTGGCCAGAATGAAGATCGCACCCTCCCAGAACGCGGGCGGGAACGGCACGTCATTGGTCGCGGAATATCCAATCCGCGTTGCCAGAGGCGTGCTTTCCGGCGTCTGGTCGAAATCAATTCCTTCCAGCGTCAAGGCGAACACCATCAGGTTGAACGCCTCAAGCCCCGCCGCCGCTTGTTCTGCGGTCAATTCCTGCCCATGGCCAACAACGCCAATCTTGCGGTATGCGGTGTTGATCAGTTGCGAGATGATCACGTCAGTATCCCGAACCGGGTTTCGTGCCGGGCTTTTTGACTGGCTTTTTCTTCATGGCTGGCACTCCTGAAAATGGGTGAAGGCGGGGCCATGACAGCCCCGCCCATTGCTTAGTTGGTCAGGCGCATACCCAAGCGCGGGTCGATCACCAGCGTCTCGTACAGCATGTCAAAGCGCATGGTCTGCTCGAGGGTATTGCCGTTCACAAACTCAGTGCAGGACACCGTGACCCGGTTGCCGCTCTTGGTGACGCTCTTGACGCCCTGCCCGGTCGGAATGTCCAGGGCGCGGGTGACAAGCGTCATCGCCTTGGGGTGCATCAACAGCGATTGGTGATAGCCAACGCCGCCGGTGCCGGTCACAACCACAATCGGAGCGTTGTCGGCAGGAACAGCCGATACAGTCTGGAACCCGCCCGAGGTGATGATCGGGGGCGAGATGGTCAGCGTTGCTGGGCCGGTAGAAGCGCCGGAATCAGCATTGGCAAGAACCGTGAAGTGCTGCAAGCGCCCGGTCGAAAGTTTGCTAACCGGGTTGACAGAAAACACGCTTGCAATCGTGAACACATCGCCGCGCCGCATGATGTTTACGGTGGAGTTCGTCCAGCCGTCAGTCAGCAGCGTTTGCGACCACGTATTCTTCGATGTCGCATATGTCACGTTCTGCGCGCCGCCGATGATCAGAGGCGTGCCGGTCTTGACGCCGACGGTATGCAGCGGGGCGTGAACGGTCTTGTAGTGGTCGAAGTTGGCATACTCGCCAAAGCTGGCCTTTTCCAAAGCGGTCTTGGCAATGCTCTGTACGAACACGCCCTTCAAGCCATCGGCCAGAGCGGCGGCAGTCGTCGGGGTGTGGAATCCAACGCGACCCGTCATGGGCACCGCCATGTCATCCAGCAGCGCGCCCGGGTTTGCCAGCGACAGGAACGTCGTGGGCGCAGTGCCGGGGGTGCCGGAGAAGTTGTAGAACTTGTAGTACTCAGCCGCGATGCTGGCTTCGATCTTGTCTTTCAGCGCAATCATGGCAGGCTTCACGATATCCTCTGAAAAGCGATCAAAGGACAGCGTGCGGGCCATTGCCGAGATGACAACAGGCACGGTCGCGGTCTTGGTCAGGGTGACAGGCACGGTCGCCTGCTCGATGTCCTGTGCCGCGCCAGTGATGTCGAGGTTGTTGTCGATCACCGTGTACTGCTGCGGGCGACGAATGTTGATCGTGTTGCCCACGGATTGAAACTCGCTGCTGTAATCATTGCTGATCATCGCACCGAGAACCAACTCGTTTTCCAACATCATCAGGCCCTCATTGAGAACCACCGTTGGGGTGATAAAAGCGTTAGGCATCGTCTTAGTCCTTTATGATGGACGCCACCCAGATTCGCGCGCGGCTTTGTAATCCGCGAACGAATCCTTTGTGCGTGGTGCCGTTGCCGATCCCCGCGTAGGGTTGATCGGGCTTGGGGCATTGGATTGTGTTTTAGCCCGTGGCATTGCCAGCGAAGCCTCTATCTTGCCGAGTTCGCGTGCCGCCTGGACCGGAGACATACTCAGGATGCGTGCGTTCACGTCGGGGTTCTTGCCAAGGTGATATGCCACGTCATGCGGCGCATCGCCTTCAAGGATCAACTCAGCCAGCCCTTGCGGGATGATGGCCTTGTTGAACACCACATCGTAATCCGTGTATCGGGCGCGGGCATCGGGTTCGGTTTCCTTGAAATCACGGGCAAGGGCTGCGATGCGATCACCACCCACTTTCCGCTCAGTCTCGGATGCCCTTTGAATATCCGCGCGGGCCTGTTGTGCTTCCTCGGTCCGGTCTTCCCGCTTGGCCAGCCAAAATGCTTTGGCCGACGCATAAACCAGAGGATCGTCGAAGTCATTCTCGCGCGGCTCTTTCAGCCCCGAGATGGACGCTTCGACACGCTTTAGGCGCTCAGTCGCGGATTGTGCCTCACGCCTCGCATCGTCCGCATCATCCTTGGACCGACGTTCTGCGGCATCGCGCCGCTCGCGCCGTTCCTGCGATTTCGTTTTGTCCTTGGGGGGTTCATCCCCTTCGGCGGGCTGGGTGTCCTGCCCATCAGTGTTTTCTGTCGCCTCCGACGTTTCATCATGTACAACGTTTTCGTCGGCTGCCGCATTAAGGGCTGCCAATTCTTGATCGTCCATTGTCTGTCCTGTGCTTAGAAGTTTCGTTGACCTGGCATTGCCAGCATGGGCGCGCGCTGCGCCACATTGAGTTCAAACGCCGACAGTTGGGCGTCCGTATCTGCTTTCCGCGCATCGGCCTGCGCGCGCTTGGCGTCGGCTGTGGCCTTTTCAGCCTCAGCCACAGCCTTGCGCACTTCGGATTCCTGCATCATCTGCGCCATTTGCGCCTGCTGCTGCTGTTCCTGCGCGGCCTGCTGTTGTGCCATCATCTTTTGCTGCATGACTTGCGGGTCTTGCTCTTCGTCCTGCTCGTCGTCTTCCAGCAACTGCGCCGGAATGGCTTTCTTCAACCGCGCGGCAATGCGATCCGAGTCCGGCCAGTCCTGCGCTCCGGCCACCAAATCACCGATGATCGGCGCGGCGGTTGGAATGGCTTGCAGGAAGCTCATCATGCCGTCGGATGCTTCAGCCCTCTTGCTGGCGAACGTCGGGCCAACCGATACACGCACCGAATAAGCGCCGCTCTGCATGTCGTTTTGAGTAACTGGGCCTTCTTCCGATTGCACGACTGTATTGATCGCAATCATCTTTTCCTTATCGTCAGCGTTCAAAACCCGCACAATGCGCTCGGCATCGTAAATCTCTGGAATCATTGCAACGATGACCCGGCCAGCATGTGCCACGGCCTTCACCATGTTGTCAGAATAAACCGACGTGGCGACCTCAGCCTCACGCTGGCGCGACTGGATAGCAATGCCGCTTGTCTCGTTCGACCGCGCACCAAGGCTGGCATCATAAATGCCGATGGTCGCCTTCATGTCTTCGACGGCGATCTGCGCCTCTTGCATCAAGCCCTGCGATGCCAAAGGCGGGGATTCCCGCTGCGGTCTGGCGGCGCGTTCATCCGGGTTGTAGACAAGGTACGGGCGGTTGGCTGTGTTGGCCTTACCCCACATGGCTTCAACGCCTTGCACTTGCTTTGCCGTGACCAGATAGGGCGCGCGCGGCTGGAGCAGGATCGTCTCAATCGCCGTCGTTCGCATCACGTTATAGCTGATCTGCGCATCCTTGGCGAAACGCACAACGCCGGAGCGGTACACTTCTTCACCGATATGGATTTCCTCGCCCGTCACGGCAATGACCGGAATGAACTTGCCGGGGATACGCGTCGGGCCTTCGAGGATTTCCGTCGCGGTCATCTTCACCCACATGACGCGGGGCTTCTTCACCGTGCGCTTGCGGCTGAACTCCATGCCAGCCGGGAACGGCCCCTTCATCACATAGCCGTCCGGCGTGATGGCGATTTCCATTTCGTCGTATTCGCGCCACATATACTCAGCGACAACCACGTTGTCAGCCTTCGTCCAATACATCTGGTGCTGCGAAAGGTGATCCTGCGTGAAGTCCGCAATCGCCGCCTTTGGGTATTCGTCCTTGAACCGTTCCTTGCCGATTTCCTCGATCACAAACGCAAACTCAGCATCGGAGCGTGTCGGTTCCTTGGCGCGCGGGTCATAGAACACCGCGAACGGGTTGAATATCCGCTCAAGCAAGATGTGTTGGTTGAAGCTGTATTCGTCGCAGTATTCCGACCGGATGCGAAAGTGCCCGATGCCGCATTGCGCCGCTGATTCCGCCGCCGCCTCATAGATCGAAGTCCCGTCGCAGCGGTATTCAATCTCGCGGATCAAGCCTTCGTAAACCTCAGCAACATCTTCGGTGCCGCTGTCATCCGCCGGGCTGACCTTGATCGCCGGGTTCATGTTGCGGATTTGGCCCGTGACCTTGCGGATGAACTGCGGAAAGCGATTGAATGTCAGGGTTGGTTTGCCCTCAAGATCACGCTGGCGGCGTTCCTCTTCCGGCCATTGTCCTTCGCCATTGGCAAAGATCAAGTCACTCACGCCGCGATCAATGTGGACCTGCTCCACATCGCGCGCTTCCTTGAACCGAGCGCGGGCGGCTTCAATGATGGCGTCGTTCTTGTCCGTCATGCCATCCACCTTCCTGCCGTTATTTCAAAGCGCGACACGTCTGGCACCGTGTCAACCATGTCCGGAAACAACTCAGTGAACGCCCAGACCAAGGCGTCAACCCGATCCGGCGATCCGTCGCCCTTGTATCCCGCTGTGGTCATCTGCGTCATTTGCTGCTCCAGATGCGGGAACGCCCCGACATGAGCGATTTTGCCTTGCTCGTACAGCGCCGCGATAGGCTCTGCCCGAATGTGCTTGCCGCGTGTGGCCCGCACCTCAATGATATTCACATCAGGCGCTACGGTGCGCAGCGTGTGCGCTACCATGTCGCCGCCTTGGTTCACTTCGACCACAATCCCATCAGCCCCGTATTGCCGGTACAGCGCGACTGCGGTGCGCGCCCACTCTGACGGGCTGCCCTGCCGTGATGCATCCTCAAGCACTATGCCCCGTGATCCGTCCAGCCCCGCGACGATGATGCCGTGTTCGTCGCTGTGATCCTCGTTGGTCACAGCCGGATCGACAGCCACCACGATGCGACTGCACGGCGGTGCGTCTCTCAGCCTATAGGCGTCGAACGTCGCCATCGACCACAGCGCGCCCGGCATGTCGCCAAGCACTTCGCCGTCAAGTTCCTGCCGCCCTAGTCTCGTGCCCTCGTACCGATCCTTGATCTTTGCCAAGAACGGCGCAGCGAGGTTGCTGGCGTTGTCGACCGTCCGGCCCCGTGTAACAGCAACCCGGCCCTCTTTCCCCGCCAAGAGCGACTTGATCAACTCAATCGGCATTGGTGTGGTCGTGACCATGACGCGCGGGTGATCACCGAGGCGCAGGCCAAACTGCAGCATATCCCATGTCTGGCGGGCGTAGCGCCACTTTGCCAACTCATCACACCAGGCTGCATCGAACTGCGGCCCGCGCAACTGGTTCGGCTCGGTGGCGTTGTAGCCCAGAGCAATGGCACCGCTGGGGAACGTTAGCCGCACCGGCTTGTAGCGCACGCTCGGGCGTTCATCCTTGGGGCAGACGGCAAGCAAGCCGCTCTCCCCGTTGATCATCACCTCTTCCAAGTCCTTCTGCGTCTCAGCGACCAAGGCGATGCGGCGCGATCCGGCCTTGACCTGTTCGCGCACCCATTCGGCGCCAGTGCGTGTCTTGCCCCATCCCCGGCCAGCCAGTGCCAGCCAGATATCCCAATCGCCTTCGGGTGCTATCTGATCGGGGCGGGCGTTGAAGCCGCGCCAGTCCGTCAGCAGCGACAATGCTTGTGGTGCGGTCAGGGCTGCGAACACTTCGGCCCGGTCCGCGTTACTCAGCGATGCCAGGCGTTCGGCTTGTGATGGCATTCAGCTTTGCCTCTAGAATTGACGCGGCGGTGACGTCCATGACCTGCACCGGGCCATCGTCAGGGCCGGTCATCTGCGTTGGCAGCACCTTGCCCAATAGAGCCATGAACGGGCCGGGGTTTTCCATAGCTTGCAATGTCAGGTATCCGACCATGCCGCCTTTGCCGCCCGCTGCCTTTACAGCTAAGAGGATGGCGTCCTTGAGTAGCGCGGTTGTTCTGTTCGGCGTGCCCTTGCCGCGACCCGGCCCTGCCTTGCCCGCGCCGATTTTGAGCGTTAGTTTATCGCTTTCCATTGTCTGTCACTCCGGGCTGCCCCATGTGGGCTGCCTGCTGAAAACCAAAAAGCGCGAACCTTTTGCAAGGAACGCGCCCGATTATCACGAGCCTACTGTCACTTTGCGGGTTTGTCAACTGTCAGCCGCCTAAGCGCATCGACTGCCACCCGGCCTTGGATCGTCGGTGCCTGGTCGCGCCACAGGGTCGCCTCGCCCATGAAGCCTTCAAGCCCAGCACGAATAGCCCACTTCATCTGCGGCCACGGCAGGGCGGCGATACGCGCTTGCCATGCCGCCCACCCTGACTTGGCAGCGGCAACGCGCTCGTCGTGCGTGCGAATGTCCACCCGCAATGATGGATCGGTTTCCATGCGCTCGGGAATGAAGCCTATCGCTGCGCCCTGTGGGTCGCCGGTCTGGCCAATGTACAGCATTCGATAGTTGCGATGCGCGGCACTCATGGCCTGCCATGCGCCTAGCAGGGTTGCGCGCTCATCGCCTTGGCATAGCGCCACGATGCAGCGCCCCATATCCGTCCCTAGCGCAGGGTCGAGTGCGTCCTTGCCGGTGTGGCCCGTCATGCGCTCACGGGCTGTCATGGCTGTCATGCGGGCATCATCCTTCGGCTGGTTGGTGTGGGTTCGGTCGCGGCCTGATGGCGGCTGCGGCACTGAGGCACCGCCTGCCAAGGCAATGGCTCTCTTTCGGGCGCGTCTTGTTTTGCTGGTCATTGCGTCCCTCGTTTGTGTGGTGCCGCGCCTCGGGGGTGGAAGGTGCCCCTCTGCGCGGTCTTGCGGGGTTATGGATAACCAGTCCGGTACTTCCGCATGATCCGCTGCCATTTCCCCGGCAGTCAGGGGATGGGGTCTTGTGTGATGCGGGCTACCTGCTCGGGGTCGGCAGCCATGGCGCGGATGGTTGCATGATCAATTTCGTTTTGATCCCGCGCGCCCGCCGCCGCTTCCAGCGCCCGTTTGACGGCTGCGGTGGTGGCTGCATCGGCTGTGTCCTCGCGGATGAACTCGGTTGTGTCAATAAGCGGTCTCGGTTTTTCCATGTCAGCCCCTCCCGGGCCATGTTGGGTGGTCATACCACCACCTCAAATTCAGTCCGGCAATGCTTGCACCGGCAATACAGGACGCCTTCCCATGCCGTGACCATGAGGCATGTATCATCGCTCTTGACGCGGGTGTGGCTGCATCTGGGGCATATGGTGCGGCTCCGGCCCGGTGATGGCGGCTTTACGCCAGCCCATTGCAGAGCCTCGGATTGAGCGGGGGTCATGTCATCCTGCCAGCATTTGGGAAAGCATATCGCCCGCGCCATCCTTGATGAAATCGGCCTTTGCTGCTGCCACGTTTTTGACCGCCTGCCGGTAGTATGAGCCTTTCAACTCCACACCGATACCTCTGCGCCCAAGGTATACCGGGCTGTAGACCTCAGACCCTACGCCCATAAATGGCGTGAACACGGTTTCGCCGGGGTTGGTGTAAAGTTCAACGCACCGATGAATAATGTCCAGCATCAGCGGGTGAACGTGTTTTACATCGTCAGGCTCGCGCGACTCGCCATCATCGACAACGGCGCGGGCGGGAAGTCCATCGCCGCACAGTTGTTTGTTGCTGGCGCGAATGTCCATCCATGCGCTTGAGGCATACCGTCGCCAAACATTGTGCGAAAAGCGGTTTTCCTTCTGGTCTCCAACGTGCCCCCGATATTGCATTGCTTCCTGCGGAATAGGGTCAGAACCAAAGTAGCGGTGAAAGCCCGTTGGATGCGTGACCGGCACTTGGTTGTCGCCACCCTTACGGAAAAACAGGATGTAATCGGCATTGGCGATGCTGGACCTCGAACTGTCCTCGCATATCGTCTGGTGGGCAAGACCCCGCACCATTGTGCGCAACCGAACGGCAAGAGGCTCGTTCCATTTCAGGCGGCGGCCCATGAACTTAAACCCGGCATCCTCGTGTATGCGAATGATGTTGCCCGGCAGGTCGTGGACCGTTCCCACGCTATCCTCGCCAATATCCATGCAGTGAACGGCGCTGATGCGTCCCGGTTTGGTTATCCGGTGAATATGCTGCACCAGAAACTTGTACTGGTCGTAAAACTGACCGTAGCTGGTGCAGTTCGACATATCGCGTTCGTCGCCGCTGTATTGGAAAAGCCCGGCGAACGGCGGCGAATAGACCGACATGTCAATGCTTGCGCTCGGCATTTCAGAAGTGAACTCGACGCAATCCCCGTTGTAGACTGCGTAATCGTTGGTGATGGTTTGGTTTGATACTGGCATGGTTTTTACTCCCTAAATCCAAGCCGGGAAGGTTACTTCCGTTGTGTCTGTGAAAATCCTGCGGTGTTTTTGCGCGGCCACCATATGCTCCATCATTTCGATAAACATTTTATCTGCGGCCTGCGCTTTCCGCTTGCGTGACTTGGCGACGTTGGAAAGCGAAGTAGTTCCGATCTGATGAACGGTGACCTCACTTTTTTGCCCAAAGCGCCAAAACCTGCGGACGGCCTGATAGTATTGTTCGTAGCTGTAGTCATCAAAATAGGTGCAGGCATTGCAGTGCTGCCAGTTCACACCAAGGGCTGCTATCTTGGGCTTGGTAACAAGATACTTGATCTGACCCAATTTGAAAGCGGCAAATTTTTCCTCTTTCACTTCGTCCTTATCGGCCCCTGACAGGTTCACGCCGCCCGGCAGGATTTCCGCAAGGTAATCGGCCTCTGCGTTGAAGTGGCACCACGCGACCCCGCTCTGATGTTGTGTCAGAAGTTCGGCGGCGACGTCGCATCTTTCCTTGATTGTGGCGCGGCGCTCTTCGCGCTCCTCGTTCAACCCCCGAACCGGCATGGCGAACAACTGACCGTCAAGTGGCTTACTGTCAACTTCATGGTGCAACTCGATCAGCTTTGGAAGTGTCCAGCCATCATCTGAAAACCCAAGGTCGGACGGACGGCGAATGGCTCGCGCCCATGATGCAACCCAACGCCAGAAGTGCGGCTCTGCATGTCCCTTGAACCGCCAAGGCTGTCCTGAGTGGGCCGGGTGCAATGTGTCATCGTTGGATTTGAAAAATGTCTCCAGCATGGTCATGTATGCCATGTCACCCAATGCTTCCGCACTTGTTCCTAGTTCGGTGTAATCGTTCGGGCTGGGGGTTGCGGTGTACATGCTGCGATATTTAACTTTCTTCATGAACTCTGTAATCGCGGCTTTGATTGCCCCGTCAAAGTTTTTGAGAATGCTGCTTTCGTCGCACACCACGCCGCCAAAGTCATCGGCGTTGAAATTCTGCAGCCGCTCGTAATTGGTGCAGATTATACCTTTGTTGGTGGGGAACTTTCCGTCTTGGGATCTGAAAGCCTCAATGCCGAACTTG